TTTCACAGTTATTTTTTCTTCTTTTTACGTCTATGTTGATAACTTATCTTTTTACTACCTGTTTTTTCACGTTTAAACCTAGCTTTTTCGGCTGCTGTCATTTCTCCAACTGTCTTAGGTGTCTTACTTGAGATACGTTTACTAGGTCTACAGGCAGGATAACCTCGTTTTTCGCCTTTTGAACGACCACAAGGCTTACCAGTTTTTACATCAACCCAATTTTCTTTAAACCAACGGGTCAAACCACCCTTTGCTCTAGGATTTGGGCTACTTTTTGCCACGTTTTTTCTCCACTCGGTAAGTGCCACCACGTTTTTTGTACTCTCGTACAAGCCACGCATTAGCATAAGCACTAGGATATACCTTAAACTTACGCTTGGCTTCGGCTTTTACTCTAGCGTAAAGAGCTTTATTTACAGGAACATTCACTACGTTTCTTACCTCCCTTCTTTTTTTTCTTCTTTTTCTTAGTTGTAGAATGATACATGATAAGAATTAGGTAGTTCTTAGTATATTCTAAACGCAGTTTGACCTAATGTCTCTGGTTTTGCCAAATTAAATTGTTGCAGACAAAGATAACCAAAAGCATCAAAAGCATGGTCAACTCCTAGATTTTTATTAGGTAGGCCAGTATTTGGTGCATATGTAAGAGTTCTTAATGCTTTTATCAATTCTTTACATCTTGGATGTATAAAAGTTCTCTGATCACCATTTGCATCAAGCAAAGCAGTATTAACAGCAGTAATCTTATCTCTTATTTTCCAAGGTGATTTAGGACTCATAACAGTAAAACCACTACGTCTAAGAATATTATGGTCAGTAACACCCACTCCACTAGTCTTTCTTGCACTACCCGTAGGGTCAGGACAAGCAATAATTCTTCTATCCACCCCGTATCTTCTTGTAACTTCTTCCGCAAAATCCCATGTGGTAGCACCTCCTGTCAGCATGATCTCATCAAAGACATATAAATTGTTGCCATGCTTATACGCACAGATTCCTGCCATAGGGTCAACGTTGAAATCTAAACCCAACAACAATGGCAGCATATGTAAGTCTTCCACTTCTTTATCAATATTGTCATCACTAAAGCTAACAGCAACTAAACCAGTAAGATTTTCAAAACTAGCCTCGAATTCCTGTCTAAATGTTCTCGCATCTAATTGCGACCTAGCTGCTTCAACCTCTTCTGGTGCAACATTACCCCCTTCAATCGTAGTAAAACTCCATCTTTTCCAATCATCCCATTCTTGTTCACCACAAAAACACCACATATCATAAAACCAACTGGCTGTGCCATCAGGAGTACTGATAAACAAAGCCCATCCCTGTTTATCGGCTAGAGCAGGTCTAATAACTTCAGCCCATACATCTCGATCCATAAACGCTGCTTCATCCAATACAACCCCTGCTAGGCTTCTACCCCTCAATGCCATAGCATTCTCTGTACCTTTTAACTCAATAGTTGATCCATTTATCAGTTCCAACCTTAAATCTGTCTCATTCTTACTTTGAACCCAAACTTTAGGTACTAATTTCTTTAGTTCTTTCCATGCAATATCCTTTGCCATCCTATAAGTAGGAGCACAATAGAAATATACTTCACCAGGTCGATTGATAGCTCCTCTGAGCAGTTCAATACAGGATAAATATGATTTCCCAAACCTTCTTCCTGCAACCAACACCCGAAATCTTTTATCACAATTAAATACCTCCCCTTGTGCGTATCTTAAACTGATTTCTGGTTTGTTTTTTACCGCCATATACTTAAAAATAACAGAAATTTCAATCTATACCCCCTATTTATAGCCTAAATCCGCTTTTTTAGGTTATTATTCGATTATTAACCCCTCTCAGATTAAGTCCGTGGCTTCTTCTACCTTTCCCAACGATATTACTCCTCCAATAACTCAAACTAAAAAACGTGGTAGACCTAGATTTGTAGCTAGATCTACAGCAGAAAAGGTTCAAGAACGTGCTCAACGTCTTTACTCTCGTCAATTAGACGGACAAACTACTCGTCAACTTGTAATAGAACATTCAAGAATCGAAGGTATTTCAGAAACAACTGCTTGGCAAGATTGGGATAAAGTAAAACATTGGAATACTGAAGATTGGGATAAGGATAGAGAAAATATGCTCCCTCGCCTTCAAGCAATGAGAGTTCGTCTATTCAATAAAGCAGTTAAAAAAGGTCAACTTCAAACAGCAGCACAAATACTAGACTCCCTCGGCAAAGTAATAGGTGAATCCGTAGAAACTGTAAACATTCAAGCTCCAGAACTTTCAATTAAAGTTGAGTCAAAGTAACGAAGATTTCGGATATATATTTAAGTTGCTCGCCTTGCCAAATAAAAAAAATTTTTTGCAACTGTACCCCATATACCCTCAAACTGGCCTGTATGCCTTTCTAATAGCGTTGTAATAGCATTTAGGTGTAATAGTACCTTAGAAAATTTGGCCTGTCTGAAGCGATTCTCGAAGGACTTTGTAATATTTGTAATATATATTGCTTTTATATCACTTAGGTGCTAATGTTATATACATGGTATATTATCATAATTGGTACATGGTGCGAAAAATTTTTTCCCTATGTACAAAATATGATTTTATCTCATTTGTATTTCCCAGTCTCTAATGTTTAGACTATTTCGATAGATAAACCACTTCAGAGAATCACAAAAGGAAATACATAAAAAGAATCTAGAAAATTTATCCTTCCTTCCTTCCTATGGATTACCGAGACTACATTAACTTGGAGTTATCAAACAATGAAAAGTTAGCTTTCAAAATTGCATTTGATAAGTTAGACGAAAGTTTGTTTGATACTGATCAGGTTAAGTATTGGATGTTTATTGAAGCAACAAACAGTAAGCATCCCAAGTGGCCTAATACTTTATTTTTTAAAGATAGAGTAACTAGAGAAACTTTCAAAATTGGATATGATCTTTTAGATACTATTCAGATATGATCGGTAACACTTGTATTTATCCAGAGTACGAAAAAGACTTAATACAAAAAGGTATTAGGTACGAAAAATGCTACTCGAAAAAGTCTAAGAGACTATGGTTAAAAGTACATCCTATGGACGAATCAGAACATTTTGATTTTTTCCATTCGATACCAAAACACGTCAAGCTAGTCTTAGACGATTAACTTACATCAGGAGCTAGATTTATTTCTAGCTCTTTTTATCCCTTCCTAATTATGAGAACTTATCTTTTAATTTTTTCATTCTTAATTTTAACTTGGCAAGGTATTGTTATAAGCAATACGTTAGCTACAAGATTAGAAGAGAGAACAAACCAAGTACATCAACTACTTGAGGATTTATAAAAATGTATATTAATCCTGATTATTATCTTTATGAAAAGATAAAAGAATTACAAACAAAAGTAATTCGATTAACTGACGAATTAGCAGATGCTAATTACACAATAAAAAAACTACAACAAAAGGAGTCCTTAAAATGTCAGAAGTAAAAACAAAAGTTACTCAAACAAAAGGAGGTGGCTTTTTAATTGAAAACCCATATGCAAGTACAATTAAATTTACTTGCGGCGATGGTTCTATTGTTGAAGTTCCCGAACTTAGCTTAAGATTAATTCTTACAAGATTATATATTTCTTATACCCGTGATGTTTGCGGATTAAGAAGAAGTGCAGTAACTTGGCTAAATGATGTATTCGATGAGAAACACACATATAAGTTTTGGCAAAAGGCATTCAAAGATAATGGAGTTCACGAAGCTCTAAAAATTAGGGAACCTGATATGTAAAAATTTTACCCGCTAGAAATAGCGGGTTTTTTTTTGACTAAAAAAATTCCAGGACTAAAAAAATTTTTCATTAAAAAAAAAAAAAAAATTAAAAAAATTAATCTAATAAACTGAATGCAAAAATTGAATGCAAAAATTGAATGTCTTTTTTATTGAATGTTTTAAATAATACCTTACATATAAACAGTATTTTGATATCATATTAATGTAAACTTATTTATTTTTACAAATGACCACAACACCAACAAAAAGATTAAAGGAATCAAATTTTGGTTTTATTCATTATTCAAGTGCATTAGCTCACTATATGGATAAAGATTTTAATATTGCTATGGAAGTATTCGCAATTCTTGATAACAAATATTTTTGTCAAGATTGGGGAATTGTTGAGAGTGATTCTATCCAAATGAATAACGAAGCAGTAAAAGAAGAAAATGGTGGGGATATTTTAGCGGCTTATATGTTATCAAGTGGCCGTAAAATATGGATTAAAACAGTAGGCTATGCATTAACAGAGGATAAGATGGATTTAAAAGAATATACAAAAGCTGATTATAACAATACTTGTTTAATGTTCCCAGAGGATTATTAAAAATGGATTTTAACAACAATCAAATCAAAATTATAGAAAATCTTATCGATGATAGGATTTTCTTTTTACGTGAGAATATAGGTTACTGTCAAAACTACCTTCCAGAGTGCCGAACTAGTCACGAACTAGAAGAAAATCAAAAAGCAATTTCAACATCAACTAAAGAGCTACACTCTTTAATTGAATTTAAATCTTACATTTTATCAAATCAGGACTTAA